ACTACAACTACCTCTCACTGTAAGGAGCACACTAATGTCATTAGCATTAAACAAAATCATCCTTGCAAATGCAACAGCGAACACGCCTGGTGCGTACTTCACTTTTGCTAACATTTCAGCAACAACTACTGGTAACGTTATCCCAGCAGGAACATATTTGATTCCTGGTACAGCTAACGTATTCATTACCGTGGCTACTGCCGTTAATGCAACAACTGGAAACATCACTGCTGTTTCTAACTTGTACGCTATTAACACAGGCGGTATGGTTATTTCTGACGGTGTTAACGTATTTGCAAACGCTACTACCAACGTTGCCAACATTACTGTGTTGACAGTTGAAGGTGGTCAGAACGTTTCTGGTACTTATAACAACGTTTAAGGAGTAAACAATGGCTAATCCCGATTCAGTCAGTCAGTATTACCTGGATTCATTTGGGAATGGTCGCATTGGTTCTGCTCAAGTAGTCTCACTCGCAACGGTAGCGAACGCAACAGCTACGATACCGTTGTTGAATGGTGGTTTGACAAACAGTGGAGCAGTTACAGGTTCTGGTGCAGTTATTGTCCGTAGAGTTACGGTAAATAACCCAACAGGTTCTGTTTCTTCCGCTTATGTCACTATTACAACAAGTAACGATGGCAACGCTTCTAACGCAGTTGTTGCTAACGTGGCTTTGGCTAATATGACCGCTACAGGCAGATACCAAGACTTAACCATTGCTCAACCATACCTGTCAAACACAGTAGTTTCTGGTTCAGTTACACAGGCTCTGTACGTTAACGTAACGACAGCTTCTGGTAATGCCAACACAGTTAACTTCCAAGTTTACGGTGACGTTGTTTCTTTCTAATGGAAACCGTATTTGTCACTAATCGTAGCAACACCGAATTAACTATAGGTTATGACGGTGTTGTTTACGAGTTTAAACGTAATGAGTCTGTAGAGATTCCACTAGGTGGTGCAGTACAACTCTTTGGTTACGGATTAGACGATAGAGAACACATTTTGGTTCGGCACGGGTGGATTCACACTCATGCGGAACTTGAGGAAAGTTTAAAAAAGCTAGACCAGTTTGAAATAACAACTGTGAAGCCAGGAAAAAACAGCTCGTTACCCTCGGCTGTAGGAGTTGTACCCCTTCGGGTTGAAAAATCCGTTGGGGGGAAATCCTCTGAAAGACGGGTAGCTTAACTATGGATGCTTCATGCCAACGCTCAATGATTACCTTTATCAAGTTGAAAATCTGTTGCATGACTCCAACAATAACTTTTGGTCGCAGTCTCAGTTAACAAATTACATTAACGAGGCTAGAGAAAGATTAGTTAGAGACACAGGATGCTTGCGGACGGTACAAACTACGTCCACGCCTATTACATCCTCTAACCCGTACAACAGCACAAACACAAATCAAACACCCGCAACTCCGTGGGTGGCAAACACTGCTGTGACTGCGGGGCAATATGTTTTTAGCAACGTCTACATTTACCAGTACCAGACTTCGGGAACTTCTGGGTCATCAGCACCTCCGTACCCTACTGGCTCTAACGTTTTTCCCCCATCTACTGCTTTTGCAGACGGTACAGCAACTTTGCTCTTTGTGCAAAACGCTGAGATTATTCCCTTCCAGGCATTGCCTAATGCAATTAATACGATTGACATTCTTGGTATTAATCTTTACTGGGGTAACAGTCGTATACCTATGCGTTACCTTCCTTGGTCTGACTTCACTGCTCAGTTACGCTATTGGCAAAATTACATAGGTAGACCTATTTGTTTCTCCGTATACGGTCAGCAACAGATTTATATTGCGCCTATACCTGACCAGTCTTACTACATTGAGTTAGATACTGTCATTTTGCCGACAGCTCTGTCTCTGAGTACACCAACAGCCGTAGACCAGATATTAGACCCGTGGTCAACCTGTGCACAGTATTACGCAGCCTACAAAGCTAAGTTTTACGAGCAATCTTACGGTGAAGCCGAAATATTTAAGCAAGAATACAACAAACACGTCTTGAACGTACTCAACAGTACCTATACAAGAAGGATTCCGAACCCCTATAGTAGTGGAGGTTAGGAATGGCAGCAGCAGAGCAAAAGAAAAGCTATGCGGTTATTAAACAATTCAAGGGAATTGACACCAAAGCCAACCGCACGGCAATCGAGAAAGATGAGTTTTACTGGCTAGAAAACGCTATGCCCATAGGTTCGGGCAATATTCGTATTACGCCTCAGTCAGCCTATGTCAATAACTCGTCAAATGCGGTTGTAACCTTTTCCAACACTGTCACTTATTTGACAAGTGCCAATATCACGGACGATTACATTGTTGCAGCCGAATCTAACGGTGCAATGCAATATTTTGACTTGATAACGTCTACTAGGGGCAATATTGCTTCTGCGGGTACGTTTTCAGGCACTGGCGTTAGTGCAGCGCAGTATCAAAACACTAATTTATTTATTGGAGACCCAACAAAAGGTCTTTATGAGTGGGATGGGGCTAATCTTGTAGCCATAGGTTCTGTTGGTGTTATAGCAATAACCAATCCAGGTTCTGGTTACACGGCTGCACCTGACGTTGTTATTGGCGCACCTAATCAAACAGGCGGTGTACAAGCTACAGCGGTGGCTACGTTATCCACAGCTAATACAGTGAGCTATATCACGCTTACAAATGCGGGTTCTGGATACACATCACCTCCTTCTGTGACCATTATTGGGGGTGGAGCAACCACAAATGCTAGGGCAATTACGGAACTGACTACGTTTGCTACGGGTACAGTTGCCGTACAAATCAATTCTGGCGGGTTTGGATACGGTTCTAACGGTTCTTTTTACGTCACATTTAGCGGTGGAGGCGGTTCAGGGGCAAATGGAACGGCTATTGTCCTTGGTAACGTTGTAACCCAGGTCATCATGAATAATCCTGGCTCTGGATACACTTCTGCGCCTACTGTGAGCTTTGCAAACGGGTATACAGCCAACGTAACCGCAAACGCAACCGCTACAGCTATTGTCAACACCAACGGAATTGTGGATGTAGCCACATTCTCAGGTCGCGTTTGGGTGGCAGCAGGGCGTACCGTATACGCCTCTAGTGCTATTAGCCCGACAGACTTTAGCTCTGTGTCTGCGGTAGCGTTTAATTTGACAGATTCGACCCTGCACAACAACATTCAAGCATTATTGTCAGCCAATAACTTCTTGTACATCTTTGGTGATGATAGTATCAACGTATTCAGTAACTTACAGGTCACATCTACAGGAAATACTGTATTTACCAATACCAACGTGTCTGCGTCTATTGGTTCTAAGCGTATTTACGCCATATTCCCGTACTTCAGGTCTGTTTTGTTCATGAACGACTATGGTGTGTACGCCCTTGTCGGCTCTACAACCACCAAGATTAGTGACCCACTAGACGGTATTTTCCCCTACATTGACTTTACCAAGCCTATTACGGCTGGACAGGCGCTACTCAACAATATCTTGTGTGCGGTGTTTAATTTCTATGTAACCAGCTCATGTCCGTTTGGATATGGCGGTAACAGATACATACAAGCCGTATTTTTTGAGAAAAAATGGTTTATCACGTATCAGGGAGCGGTGCAGTATCTAACTTCCGCTCCTGTTGGTGGAAAGATTAATCTGTACGGTACAGATACGTCAGGTAATTTAAACCTTTTGTACGCAAATGCAACAACAACTATCAACTCGTACATTCAGACGGCTTTACAGGATATGGGAGACCCTATCCGCACCAAGCAAGCGTTAAAATTTGCAGTAGAGGCAACTCTGCCACAAGGCGGCGGGTTTAATGTCACAGTGGATTCTGAACAAGGTCCTAGCCCAACGTACACGCTATCTGACACTGGCGTTACTTGGCTAAATAACAGTTCTCAGGTAATATCATGGGTAAATAACAGTAGCACTGTCATACAGTGGCTGTTGTCCACAGGATATTACTTGTTTAAATCGGATGCCTCGCAGTATGGTAAGTATTTGGGACTGACCATGACTTCAAATAGTGCAGGGTTTGTAGTAAATACGTTTGAATTTGAACACGAATTAAGAGTGAGGT